GTTCGGGTCTCGTATTCGTACTTACAACAAATCGTTTTTAGATGGTGTAATACCAGCATTAGCGTACAAAAGACGCACAATTTGTTCTTTCATATTCTCAACCAAATACTGGTAATCCAATATCGTCAAGTTCAACCTAGAAATTTCTAACTCAAGTTGTTCAACCAACTTATATTGTTCATAAGTTTCCATATTTTTACCTCCCCTCCCGACCCTGCGTATAAGCCAGAATCGCAACGATTGTGTGTGAAATAAGCAGCATCGTGAAGACACCAAAATAATTTGTAACCATCATAAAAACCTCCAACAGATAAGAGGCTCAATGTTTAACCTGCCAGAGCAATCGCAGGGTTTATGTAATTTAAAGTCCACCAATGGACTCACCTGTCAAAACAGGATAGAAGTTGGGTCCAAAACGAACTCAACAGCCTTAACCATGTCATCCCCGAACGACTCAAGGAAGCCAAAGCCAAACTTATTAACTATGTACTCAGCAGAAACACCAAACATCTCCTCAACCTGCTCATACAAACGGTCATCAACAGGCGACCAATCAATATCAACAACCTCAGAATTAGGAAACGCCTTAAGAATTGCATCAATATCTACACTCATGATTCCTCCAGATAGTTAGTGGTTAATGAAAGAAAAAGAGCAAATAGGTTCTAGCCCCTTTTCGCAATTAAAAAGGGGTGACGAACCGTCAAAACCACTACATCTCGCATAGGCGACACACAGTTCAGTAGTTAGCACACAGCAATGGGGACGCACCTGTTATTTGTACGGTGTATGTTGCGATTATCGTGGGGCACGGGTGTTTAGAGGCGAATGTGACTGGTATTCGTGTGATTGGACGCAGCAGCGAGCGAGCGTAGCGAGCGAGCATGGGGGGGATGGGTGGGGGTGGGGGTTACTAGAAGTAAGTACTGGTACAGCGTGTAGCCGTAGCGGTTTGTTCTAGATAGGGGGTGGGGGTCTTTTTTTAAGTACCGGCACCTATTTTTGACGTGCTATTTTTCCAGCCTTTTTTGCTGCTGCTGTGTTGGCTACAAATTGTTTGCCTTGTTTTGAGGCTGTGATTTTCTTTTTGTTTGTTGCCGTTTTTTGACTTGGCGATAGGTCTTTCCAAGCCTTTTCTGGTAGATATCGTGTCGTACCAGACTTTCTAATAGCAGGTTTTCCATCTGATGTTTTCCATTTTTCGTTAGTCCATTTGGATAGGTTTGATTGGGCTTTGGTTTTGGCTCCAGAATAGCCTCCGCCAGCCTTCTCATATTTTTGGGCTACAAGTTGGGCTTTACGGGCAGACCATTGTCCAGGTTTTCCCCCTTGGGTTCCTGCCATGACTTGGTTTTTAATCTTGTTTCTAAGTGTTGGCTTTGTGTAGCCCATTACGAACCTTTAACCCACTTCTGATTTTTTGGTTGGGCTGTTTTTGATGGAGACCATTTTACTTTGTTTGCCCAGTAGGCGGCACTCATTGGTCCTTTGGAAATGTTTTTGGCGTGGCGGGATTTAAAGGCTTCTCGTTGTCCTGCGGTTTGGTTGGTTTTGACACCTTGTTGACCAAAACGAATAGTTTTTATTTGACCAGCAGATTTAGCCACAACAATGTGGGATTTGGTTGGGTGTCCTGGGGTTGCTTTAGGTTTGTTGAAACCGGCTACTCCTGCCCGTGTGATTCGTGAGTCTTTTTTGCTTGTTGCCATTGTTGTCCCTTCTCGACCTGTGGAGGTAGCACACTCGCTGCCGCTTGGTGCGGCTGCTTCGGTGCATAGGTTTTCCTTCCCCCCCTATAGTCCCCCCCTTCCGTTACATCGTGTTCTGCCCCCACAGTTATGTAACAGTTCGTCCTTTTGGTAATGAAACAAAATGAGGAACTTACGCTTACTGCTCAACAGCAAGAGTATTTGAATTGGTTGTGTCTTGCCCCACAGGAGCGTGTGCCTAATTCCAAGAAGGCTTTTGCTGAGCAGATTGGTGTGGACATTACGACTCTTCGTAGGTGGCAAAAGAAAGATGTTTTTGTTGCGCAGTGGAAGACTGCGGTTGATGATATTCAGGGTTCTCCTGAGCGTACTCAACGTCTTTTGGACACGCTTTATAGTAAGGCTTTGGAGGGTGATACGAAGTCTGCACAGTTGTATTTACAGGCAACGAACCGTATGGCTCCGCCATCGGTAACGATTAGTTCTAATAAGAAGACGGTGGACTTAACGGATGCTGAGTTGGATTCGTTGATTGCCACTATCGCAGAACGTGAGAAGGCTAATCGTAATCATTTGAAGGCTGTCGTTTGATTTTGTTGACATGTCCTGATTGTGGTGAACAGTATCCTCCTCAGGTGACTAATTGGGTTTGTCCAACTTGTGGCGTAGATGATTACGAGAAGAAGATGGTGACGTTTGAATTGAGGGATTATGAAGACAACTAATGATGCAATGTTTGAAGAGTTGGTTGTTTTGTATCCTGATGCTGGAAAAACTTTGGGTGATTTGTTATATACACATTGGGTTATAACTGGTTTGGCTTATCGTGGTACTGCTGAGCGTGATTATTATGTAGCGCAGGGTGCTACTAGTTTTACTCTTGGTGATTTGGCTAATGAATTTTGGTCTGATGCAGATTTTGTTGTTTCTAACTTAGAGTTGGAAGATGGTAACGATTTGCTCTTAGAAGATGGAACCTCGTTTGCGTTAATGGAGATTGGTAATGGCTGATAAGAAAGTTACTGCACTTGATGCTTTGGCATCAGTTTCTGCAGATGATGTATTTTTAGTTGTTGACGACCCTGGTGGTACTCCAACTTCAAAGAAGGTAACTGCAGCCAATCTTGCTACGTACACAAGTACCGGTTTGGCTACCTCTGCAGCACCAACACTTTCTGGTGTTGTTACGCTTGCTGTTGGTGCAAGTCTTCAGGGTGCTAGTTCTACCCGTGTTGAGGTTCATGGTTTGCGTCTTCCGGCAACTCATACAATTGAGTTTGAGGGTGCCACAGATGATGCGTTTGAAACTGTGCTTACGGTTGTTGACCCTACCGCTGACCGTACTATCACACTTCCAAATGCAACAGGAACTGTTGCATTAACTAGTGATTTAAGTTCTTATGCAACCTTGGCTAGTCCAACATTGACAGGAACCCCATTAGCCCCAACTGCTACGGCAGGTACAAGCACAACACAGATTGCCACGACAGCGTTTGCTGACCCACAAGGGGACCAGTATGTTTTGGCTGCAGCAGTTTTTAACAGTTAGTCCTTTTAGGTAACGATTCAGGAGAACATATATGGCAACTTTTAGCAAAACAATTCTTAGCGGTTCAACCGATGGCAAGCAAATCAAGGTCGCCGCTACAGCGACTGCAGGTACGCTTATCCATACTGCTTCAACCACACCTGCAACCTTGCATGAGGTTTGGCTTTACGCAGTAAATACTTCTGCTTCAGATGTCAAGTTGACAATTGAATGGGGAGAAGCCACTGCCCCCGATGGCAACATTGAGTATACGGTTAAAGCCGAAAACGGTTTGTATTTGATAATTCCTGGTCTAATTTTGAAGGGTAATGCTACAGCGTTGACCATTAAGGCTTTTGCTGCAACAACGAACGTTATCTGTATCAGCGGGTACGTAAACGTAATTGCCTAAGGGGTACTGAGTGCCTTCGTTTTTAACCAACACTGCTGGTGGCAAATCTGTTGCCACCATGAAGGCTCCTAGGGGTCGGCGTGGTAACACTAATCAGGTTGCTTCTTATTGGAGTGGTGGTGGTGGAAACATAACTCCAACAGTGGAATACCTTGTTGTTGCTGGAGGTGGAGGTGGGCGTACTTCAGGTTCGGGCGGAGCAGGTGGTGCTGGTGGTTACAGAACTAATACTGGCTTTGTAGTTGCTTCAGGAACACCAATTTCGGTTAGTGTTGGTGCAGGCGCAGGTCCAAACGGAACTGGCACTGGTTCAAGTTTTTCCAGTATTGATACTAACGGCGGTGGTTATGGTGGAGTTGTTTATGCAGGTGCTGGAGGTCCTGGTGGTTCTGGCGGTGGCGGTGGAAACAACGGCGGTGGTGCTCCAGGTGGCGCTGGAAACGTAGGTGGTTTTTCTCCCGTTGAAGGATATGCAGGTGCTACTTCTACCGACACTTATCCTGGTGGTGGCGGTGGTGCTGGAGGTGCTGGTGGTTATTATTATGGTGGTGGTGGTCGTTCATCAAGTATTACTGGCTCAAGTGTTACTTATTGTCGTGGTGGTTCTACCAACGGTTACGATACCAGTGGTTACACTCCGGGTTGCGGCGGTGAATCAGGTAATGTTGGTGGTCAGACAGGTCGTGTTAGTATTAGATATGCCGATTCTTATGATGCTGCCACAGCAACAACTGGTTCTCCAACAATAACTGTTGCTGGTGGATACCGTATTTACACTTGGAGTGGTGCGGGGAGTATTACTTTCTAATGGCTTCTTTTGCAAAAATTGAAAACGGTGTTGTTACTCAAATAATCAAGGTGTTGGATGTTGTTGTTGGTTCTGAATATCCAGCATCAGAACCTGTTGGTCAAGCATTTATTGCGTCTATTGGTTTTGATGGAGAATGGTTGCAAACATCTTTTGCTGCT